GGCTTGGTGAAGGACATGGTGGATCACCCCCAGAGACGAACAGCCATCTGCGGCCGGATCACGCTGTAGCCGTACAGCACATCAATACGACACGGCAGACGGTCGTTGTTGATGTCGTACTGACGCACGATCCGCATGGAGATGCCGTTGTGGACCTGACGCGAGGCCATATCGACGCCTTGCGGCATGATAAGGTCGGCGGTGGCGAAGGTGATGGCGTCGCGGTGATAGGCGAGGTTCTGCGGGTACTGCGACGCAGCCGAGCCAAGCATCGTGATGTCGGCATCGTTGAGCGGGAAAGCGTCAACGGTAGCCAGCGGGTGCGCAGCGGTGTACAGCGCAGGGGCGAACTTCAGGGTGCCGGTCGAAGAACCCGTCAGATCCTCGGTCACCACGAACTGCTGAAGCGAGCCGGTGGATTCGCGGGTCTGCGGGTTGACCGCAAAAACGCTTTGCATGGTGAACACATCGCCAACTTTCCAAGTCTTTGAAGAACCCGTAAAGGTGATGGCCAGTTGGGACGTGCCCTGCGCGGTCGGGGCGCCGTCAACCTCAATCGCCGTGCCCCAGTCGCCCGTAGTGTGGACCTTCATCGACTGCGACATGGCCAGCTCCTCGAAGCCGAGGATGCCTTCGCCCATCAGACCCGACTTGAACTGACGGGAGATGGTGCTGACCGGGTTGAACAGGCCCTTCATGCCTTCCACCAGACCGGCGTTCGCAGCCGGGTTGACGGTCAGGTAACGGGGGCTGGCAACCGCCGCCGCTTCGTTCATCTTTTGCTGGGCCTGGAGCAGGACCAGCGAGGTCGCGGGTGTGGTGCCCGGGGTGCCGACCGAGTTAAAGATGTTCTTGTAGGCGTTGGCGACGTCAGCGTCGATGCTGGACGCAAGCTGAGAGATCCTCGGCTTGAGCACTCGGTCGGCGAAGTCGTCGAGGGACATCGTAAGCTCAGCGGTCGTGAAGTTCACGCCGATGTGCTTCTGGCTGTCCACGGTCAGGGTGACCTGCTGCTGGCTGACGTCCTGCACTTGCAGAGCGGCACCGTCAGTCACCAGAGAGCGGTCCGGCAGGCGGATACGCAGGCTGGAGCCGATCTTGGCGCCTTCGATGGCGAAGCTGTCATCGTAAGCGCGGTTGACGTTGCGGGTGATTACGAGGTTGTTCTCCAGAATCTCCAGAGCCTTCCTCGTAATCATGTCGATTGTGAGCAATGAATTCGACACGTTTTCTTTCCTTTCAAAGGGTTAGCGCGTTCGCTGTTTGGCTTCCCACGCCTTGATCTGGCGTTGGCGCTCCTGCTCGATCCACTGGCTCGTCGTCAGCGTTTTCAGCGAACGAGGGTCCGTGGTGTCGTAAGCCGGAGCACCGCTTGCCCGTGCGCTGACAGGCGCAATCGGCGGGGGCGCGTTCGTTGTCTTCTTGACCGGGGGATTGTCAGCCAGTTTGGCTTCAATCTTGCCGATCTCCCGAGCCTGCAACAGCGGCGAGAGTTTGGAGATGCGCTCAGCTTCTTTCGGATTGGAGCCGAGGTGATACGCAATCTCGGGGCCAATGTCAGAAGACTGAATCGTTTCAGCCATCACGTTAGAGATCGGCAGACGGGTGTTGTAGACGACCTGTTCAAAGTCGTCGTACCGCTCCCGCGCCTTTTCTTCCCGTTCGTGATAGGCATCCAGCAGAGCCAGACGCTGCCGTTCCGCTTCCTGTTGCTGAAGAAGCTCTTGAGCCTTCTTCGCCGCCAACGCTTCCGCGTAGGCTTCCACAGACGGGAATTCGTCTGCGGGCGGCACTTCAACAGGGGTGGCGGCAGGGCGCTGCGACTGCTGGCGCTCCCACTTTCGCTGCTCTCTTGCAAGTCGTTTGGCTACGATGGCATCGAGTTCTTCTTGAGTGAAGGTCTTAGCCGTCTCAGCCGCATGTTCTTCCGGCGCAACTTCATCAGCAACAGGCGCAGCCGTTACGTCCTGTTCTGGCACGGCTTCCGCCGCTGGCACTTCCATTTCTTCGGACATCTTGATTCCTGAGAATCCCTGGCCTACCGGACCAGTGCGGTCAAACTGTCAGTGCCGCCACCTTCGCCTGGAACGCCTTTACTCGGGCGTCGAGGTCCGCACGGTCGCGGTCGAGTTTCTGTTGCAGGGCCTGCAAGTCCGCAGTCTGCTTGGTTAGCGCCGCTTCGCGGTCGGCCAGCGTCTTGTCCTTCTGCGCGGCGGCAGTGGCCTGCGCGGCCACCTGCTTGTCGAAGTCAGTAATGCGAGCGGTCAGTTCCTTCTCGCGGGCGTCCTGCGCCTTCTTCTTGGTGGACGCCTCTGCCGCGTCCGCCTTGGCTTCAACCTTTAGCTGCGCGGCCTCGGCCTTCGCTTCGTCCAGTTCCTTCTTCGCCTGCTCTTTCATCTCAGCGGTCTTCTTGACCGCGTCGATGTTGCCCTGCCGCAGCGCCAGTTCGTCGCGCAGCGCCGCCAGCTTTGCCAGATCCTGCGGCAGTTGATCCGTGAAATACTTGACGTAGTCCACCGGAGCCGCGTCGTTGAATGTGGTCGGCATGTCGGCCTCAGACGTAGTAAGAGATGTTGAGGACTGCCCCGCCGACTTCTTCAATGAATCGGATCTTGGACAGGTCGCCGTCGTATTGCAGCGTCACGCCTTTGGCCAGCGGCATTCCAATGCTCGCGGTCGGGGCCACGCCGTCATCGCGCCAGCGGACGTTCTGAGTGTCGGCCACGATCAGCGCCAGCGTCGGCTTGGCGTTCAGACCGTTCTTGTCGGTCGTCGGCACGGTCAGGCCCGTGGATGCGCTCAGCGAGGTGATCTGCTGGTAGCCCAAGCAGGAAGTAATTGCTTTGACGGCGGTGGACATGAGTTACATTCTCCAGCGTTCGGTCAGTGAACGCAGTGTAATGATTGTATCGATTGGCGTTGCAACTGGCGGTACGCCGCTCCAAGTCAGGGTAACAGGCTGGCCGTTTAAAGTATACACCCCTGTGTCAAGAGGTATACTGAGCGTAGTGCGAAAAGTTACCGGATTGCCAGTCAGGCTATACGTGCCGGTATCAAGATCTATGCGTCGTGCCGACGTAAGGCCGACATCTTGGCCTGACAAAAGGTAACTGCCAGCGTTCAGCGACAAGCTGTACGCGGTACCGCCAGCAGGCAAATACGTAAGCGTTACATTTTGCCCTGACAGGCTATAGCTGCCGGCGTCGAGCGCGAGGGTGTACGCGCCTGCGGTGGGCAGTTCTCCCGCCCACGGCGCAGCCGCCCAAGGCTGCGACCCCCAGCCGACATCGATCCCGCCGCCAGATGGCGGCGGTGACGACGGCGAAAACAGCAGCAGAAGCATGGGCTACACCAGAAACGTCAAATGACCATTTGACGCAGCAGCACGGTGGACGTGTTAAGGCCCATGTAGATGTAATCTATTTCCGTTGTTCCGTCTTTGTAGGTCACATCAAATGCCGTATCGCCAACAAGTGCTGCACCTTGGGTGTAGGTCATTGTGCCCCACGGTTGCATGGCATTTTCGGGGAAATCGTAAGCAAACCAGCGACCCGTAGCTTCTTTTGAAATGTAAAGGCGATCTTTTAGATATGCGTACTTTGTGCCGGTCGTAAACGTTTCGGTCGCAGGGGAGTATGTAATTGCGGCCCAAGTGTTTGCTGCAATGTCGTAACGATCTAGCGCGGCGCTGGCGCCCCCTCTAAGCGAGAAAATGTAGCGCCCATTTAGGATGGCGTTTTCATTGGTCCAATCAGCAGCGGTTGCGCTGTGAATCCAATGACCGCTGGCCCCTGCGCCGGGCGCCGCGCCGCGAGCAACGCCGGGCGTAAGCGTCGTCCAAGTGTTACCGCTGATGCTGTAGCGGTAGAACGTAACGGCGTTGTTGCCCATGAAATAGATAAAATCGTCATTACCCTCGATGCTGTACTGGCTGGTAGCGTCCGGGGTAACAGTCCAGTTTGCTGAAACAGTGATGACGGTTGCAGTATTGGAAGCAATCGTGCGGATTTGCCCCGCTCCGGTACCTGCGGAAATGCGAATCTGATAGTTAGTCCATTGGTTAACGGTCCAATTCTTTGCGGAATTGGTGAGCGTCGCCGTGCCGCCCGCCGTAGCGGTGCCAGTCGCAAACGACTTAAATCCAGCGTCAATCCATGCCGGGGTGCTAATCAGTCGGCCATCAGTGCCAATGGTTGCCGCAAGACCTGTAATTGCTAGTGTTGTCCAAGTGTTAGTAGCAAAATCGTATTTTCGAAAACTGCCCGCAGCCAACGTGCCTGCGCCAAGAACATAAAACACTGGCGATATGATGCGATATTGACTGGTAGCATCAAAAGCCACGGCCTCGGCCGCGCCTTCAAACGTGATGACGGCGTTAGTTCCGATGGCGTTTGATGCAATAGTCTTTAGTCGGCCAGCGTTTGTGCCCCCGACAAAATAGACACTGTAGCCCCTAAGATACCGCGCAAGAGTTTGGTTGGTCGTAATAGACGTGGTAGTACCTGCGGTAGCGGTCAGCAAAGACGCAGCGACCGTAGTTCCAGTCGAAAACGCCCCGGCAACGCCGCACGCCCCGGCGCCGAACGTACCTGCAAGCGCGGGGCTAGGCACTTGAATCCAACCATCTTCAGATGGGTTGTAAAGAAACGCGCTGGTGTTTGATTGCACCAGCATTTGCTGCTGCCGGTAGTGGCGGCTAGAAACAGTAAAATGCGCTGCCGCTGTTACACTTGGAAGCGGGGTACAAAACTCCCACCGCTTGAGGTCAAGGATTTTGCGATTGCCGTTAGTGGTGGGCATGTCAGGTCACCGAGATGTTGCGGCGCATAGAATCCGCGCCTAGTCGCATGAGGGATGGAATCTGTTCAGTAGCACTCAAACCACCCATGTTAGTCTGGTTTGACACCGTAGAAACAGTGGTTACAGTCGTTACAGTCGTGATCGTTGCCAGCGTCAGCGAAGCACTGATGGCATCAATTGCGACACGCAGGCGCCCTGCGACATCGGGCATGGCTTGGCCAATAGTGCGAGTAAGCGCCTGAAGCGCAAAACGCTGCGCCTCAAGAGCTTCGACTAACTCGCCATAGGCAACTGTGGGCAGCGGCGCGGCTTCCGACACAAACGTAACGTTTCCATCCGCGCCAAAAGCAGGTTTAACAACCTGAAAATGTCGTCCGCCGACCTCGTCGGTGGCGACCGTTGCACCAGATCCTGGCGTTATGTCAATGTTGTCAGCCATTTTTGTTCCTTAGTCCGGCCAGCCGCCGATAATCAGTTGCTCGACCGCCTCGACGGTGGTGCAGTTGTCCACATCAGATTCCAGCAGGTCGCTGCGAGCGCGTGTAGCTTTGATCCAGTTCCAAATCGCTTGCATCTGGCTCCATTCCGGGCCGGTGATCTGACCAAGGCTGACCAGTTCAACCGCTCGGGCGGTCAGGTTGGCCTGCCGCCACTCGGGATAGCGGGCGAGGATGTGGGCCCGCGTTGCGGCTTTGATCTGCTGCTTCTTGGCGGCTTTGGCTGCGGGCAGCGCGGCGGCGGCGATCTCGGCGTCGGTGGGGTGGGGTTTGTCAGAAAGCCATGTGATGCTAATAATGCCGTCGCCATTTGCCGCAAGAACGAAATCGACGTCCAGCACAAACCCCATAGCAGTCAGAGTGGAGTACAAATTCATCACAGAATCTCCATCGCTGAAAACCAAGTCGTGGAGGTCGATGCATACGCGCTGGCGGCTCCAGACCTTGTCTGCATTTCTATGTATTTGCCAACCGTAAGGAAATCCGCGTGCGTCGTTGCCATTTGTATTGAGCCAGCAGCACCCTGACCGTATAGCCAGCCTCCGTATTGCGCAGTGCCGTCAGTAAACCTTATTGCATTGACCGTCTGGTCCGCAGGCGTACTCGTTGACCCCCAAGAAGCGGTGAACAAGTACGATCCGTCTCGACGCACATTGAACCGAGACGTTGAAGAATCGCCGCAATCGCCGATATTTTTGACCACCGTCCAAACGCCATTTACTGATGTTGGCGCGTAGTACGTCCCACCGTTTTTTGTGCCAGATTCGTTTGTGCTCAAGTCAAGAGACATTTGGCACGGTATTCGCCCGTCATACTCGACGATCCACGCGGAATTAGCGGTCACGCACCTGAAGATCACGCACTCGCCAGTGATAAACACGCGGCTCCATTCCGCACCGGCAGCCCCGCCGTTGATCGTGTCCGAGCCGTCCGGCTTTAGCAGCAGTTCGTGGCTTGCATCGCCCACTTCAACGAACACGCCAATGCGGTCACCAACCGCGCACGTTGCGGGCAAGACAAAGTCGCGGTCAGCAGTCAGGCCCGCCAGATCCAGAATGTGCATCGTGCCGACGACACCAGTCACGTTCGATCCGGTGACAGCCGCCTTGATCTCGTTCAAGCCCCAGTTGTTGCCGCTCGCCGCCGTGGCGATGACGCTGACAATTGCGGTGTTGTTAAACGTGACCGCGCTGCCGCTGCTGGACGCCTCAAACGTGCCTCGGTCAACCGTAGTGCCAGAATGCGTGTACAGGCAGTTGCGAGCGACTTCCCAGTTAGTGTTCTCAGTAATGAGGATGTCTACCGTGGCGTTTGCGCTGCTGTAGGCGGTGCCGAACGACTGATAGCCAGAGGTCGCTGCGTTGAGCGTGATCGTGCCGGTGCCGGGCGTGCCGGACACCGTCATCTGTACGCGGTTGCGATGCAGGCTCATTAGGTCACCGTGAACAGACCGGAGGCGTTGAAGGTCAGCGTGAACGTGTCGCCGTTGGCCATGGTGACGCCCCCGGCGCCGTAGTCAAACCACGCCACCAACGGGTCGCCAGCGACCGTGTCGTCGTAAATAACGACGTAACGGAAAGTCGGCACAGCACCAGACGCGGTTAGGATCAGGTCGCTGAAGTCCAGCGAAAACGTGCCGCCAGACTGCGACGACGACGCGGTCGTCAGGTTGCGGGACGACAGGTTGGTGTAGCTGATTTCGGTAATCTGGCTGAGCGTGGCGTTGGTGTTGACCGGAAGCGTGTTCGACAGCGCCACGACAAACTGATCTGTGCCGCAGTTGACGCCTTCGACTAGATACTCGACCCACGGTTGAAACTTGTTGTAAGTCGCCATGACTGGTCCTTACGCGAGAAAGCGGAGTTTGTAGAGGGTCGAGAGGTACAGCGCGAAGATCTCGTCCATCTGGTTCTGTAGCGGCGTGTCTTCCTTCGGCACGACCTTGTAGCGGCCAGCCTCCAGCCGCTTGAGTTGGTCGGTCAGGAAGTCCACGATGTTGTTGGACTTCTTGGTGTTCTGCCGCACGACGGGGCCGATCAGGCCGTAGCGCCCCTGATACGCCTCGGCGAAGGCGTCTGCAAGCTCGACAATGCCCTCGTAGAACTTGTTCAGCGCCTTGTGCTTGGCGTAGCTGCGCGTGTTCAGGTGGACGCTGTGCGCCACGTCGCGGGCGAGGAATAGCTCGCCCATGAAGACTTCGCAGGTCATTGCATGGTCTCCTGAGGCGCTTCAGCCTCCATCTCACCGCCGCCCAGCATTTGCTGCTCCAGCATCCCCATCTGCTCGGGCGACGCCTCGGGCACGACGGGCATCATGTCGTGCGACACCATCGTGTCGCGCAGGGTGAGCATGACGATTTCCTGTACCTGCTCGGGAGTCATTCCCGCCTGCACCACGCTCAGACGCTTGGTCTCGGCATCGTACTCCTTGATGCGCAGTTCCTGCACTTCCATGCTGTTTGCCACCTGCTTGAGCATGCCGTGGAGTTGCTCCATCTCTTCGGCCATCTGCTGGATCTGCTGGTTGGCGGCTTGCAGCGCGGGGTCTTCCTCGTCGGCCAGCAGTTTGGGGTCGATCATCTTCTGCAACCGCTCGGCCAGTTCCTCGGCCCCCGGCCAATCCATGTTCTTGACGAACAGGTCGCCCGCCACCTGCCACAGCGCCGGGTTGCCTTGCAGGATCTGACTCATGGCGTCCATCGCTTCCTGACGCTTGGTCATGTAGCTGGGGCCGGTGGTCACCACGACGTCGTACTTGCCGACGCTGGGGTTGTAGATCTTCTCGATCACCACGCCTTGCTCATCCACCACCTTCTTGACTGGCTGCGGTTGCGACGGGTCGATCTTCGCCATGCTGGTCTCGCCGTCGAGGCCGATGATGCGAGCGATGCGCTGCGTGTCGTAGATCTTCGGGATCAGGTCCACGATCTGCCGCGTGACGTAGCGCACCGCGCGGGCGAGGTTGTCCACGAAGTGGTACGTCCCCGTGTCGGTCTGCTGCTGGCGGGCCATGATGGCCTTGCCGCTGCGCTCGTTGCTGGTGGCCCCCAGGCTGGGGTCATACTGTCCCGTGGTGGCCTTGATGTCGTCCGCAGCGCCTAGTTTGGCCTGGATCAGCCCCGTCTGCGGCAGCGGCGGCGCGGCGCGTTGCGGCAGCGGCAGCACAGCCCCCTGCCCGTCCGTGGCGTCAGGGTTGACCTCCAGGTACGGCCAGTTGGTGACGTTAGCCGTCTTCCACTGGTGCTCGTAGCCTTCAAACTGCCCGCCGTAGCCGATGAACGGCGCCTTGGGCGCCAACGCCAGCATCTCGGCTTCCTGGCTGGTCCAGTAGTTGTACATCCGCTGCGCGTCCTTGGCGTTGCGCACCAGACCGCTGATGTACACCTGCCCTTCGACCTCGTACTCGTTGCCGACCACGCGCACGACCGGGATCCACTTGCCGGGCCAGTCTTGCTCTTCCAGCACCTCGTAGCCGTTGGTCTTCCACCACTTAACCCGTTTCGCTTGCGCCACGCGCTCGCGCAACGGCTTGAGGCCCATGCCAGCGATCTCGCGGTCCTCTTTCGACCCCGCCTCGACGGTCACGTTGCCGGGGTACAGGCGCAGTTTCACCGGTTCGTAGACGACATAGAAGTATTCCGCAATCCGTACCGTCTGCTGTTGAATCCACTGGTTCAGGTCCTGGTCGCCGATGCCTTGCGACATCAGCGTGGAGATCGGCTGCGCGTCCGGGAACAGCCGCTCGAACTCCTCTTTCGGCAGGTCCTCGGTGATAAAGCACCAGTTTGCGTCCGCGCCGCAGGGGTCCTGGATCAGCGGGTCCATGAAGACGCTGAACGAGTTGCGCACCCGCCCGATGCGGATATCCTGATCGAACGTGTTGTCGTCGCAGTACTCGGTCAGAATGCGGATGTAACCTTCGCCATACGTGACTTGGTTCTCGCAGGCGGTGTCGTAGGCCACGTCGGCGTCCGACATGTACTCGATGTGGCGTACAATACCGTCGAAGATCTCGGCGACTTCAGGGTCTGCTTTGTCGTCTGCGGGGATGACCTTGCCGCTAGGGCGGTTTTGCCGCTGGTCGTTGGTCACCTGCTTGACGTGCTGCGGCAGCTTGTTGATCGTCAGGCACGGGCGGGCGTTGATCGTCTGGCCTTGGATCGCGCCCCGCGTTTGCAGCACGTCGGCGGGCCACTGCCACTGGTTGTCCGGCGATCCGGCGAGAAACTTGAGGTCGTCAAGCTCATTTGAGCGACTTTCCGAATACGCCGACAGCGCCACCCGCAGGCGCGAGCGCATTTGAGCCAGACGTTCTTCTTTCGTCATTTTTTCTTGCCTTGCGCCTTGCGTTGCACTGCGTAACTGATCGCTACCGCCTGTTTTTGCGGTTTTCCAGCGGCAATTTCGGCTTTTACGTTCTTTTTGAACGCAGTTTTGCTAGCGGATTTGGTCAGCGGCATGGTCAGGCCCCCATCCAGGAGTTCGCGGCGGCGCTGCCTTGGTAGGCAACGACCCGTTTTGGCTTCGGATTGTACTCCCTATGCGCCAAGGGGTATGCAAAAGTGACTGCGATAGCGTCGGCGGCGTCTGGCGAGGCCAAACCGCGCTTCAACATGTCCTTTTTCGCCTCCAGGAACAGCGTGCCGCTGCTGTCAGGCTTGGTTTTGGGGCCGGTCAGGTCGATCTTGAGCCGTTTGTCGGGCGGCACGGCAGCGGTCTTGAGCCATTCGCGCATCGCACCCCACAGTTCCGCCCGCTTGTTGCCCCACATGATCGGATTCTTGGCCTTCCAGCCGAAGTTCACGCCCCTGACCTTGTACCGCTGCTCGGTCAGCCGGTCCAGGATGCCGTACCCCAGTCCGCCCTCGTCAATGACCGTCAGCGCGGGCTTGTACTCTTCGATGGCCTCGATGACGTGCCCGACGACCGTCATGGTGTCGTCCCCGTGGTGACGCTTCAGCGCGATCAGGTCGCGCCCTTGCCGCACCGCGATCACCGTCGAGTCCGCGCCGCTGCGGGCCGGGTCCACGCCGATGACGATGGGCGCTCCGGGGTCCTTGTGCGGCGCTCGCTCGAAGGCGTCGTTGACCAGTTGCGGGCTGATGAACTGATCGTCGCCTTGGCTGGGGAACTCCCCGTAGACCTCAATCCGCGCCTCGCGGCTGTCCTCGCCGTACTCCTCGATGATCTGCGCGTAGATGTTCTTGTCGGTGCCCTCGACCGTCCTGGCGTCGATGTTGCGCGACGCCCAGAAGTCCCGCTTGGCGTTGAAGCACTCGTAAAAGTAGCCCGTATTGCGCCGTGGGTTGCTGAAGGCGAACCAGTACCTGTCGACGATGTTCTCCGTAAAGAAGCCAGCCGCGACCGACCAGATCGTGTCCGGGACCCCAGACGCCTCGTCGAAGATCAACAGCATGCCGTCGTGGTTGTGGACGCCCGCGTAGCTGTCCGGGTTCTCTTCCGACCACAGCTTGCCCTCTGCCGCCCAGTAGCGCGTCCCCTTCTTCAGGTCGCGCTCCACCAGCGTCGTCAGCCACTGCGCCGGTACCAGCTTGGTCGCGCTGATCTCCCACCAGTGGCTGTTGATGATCATCGCCGTCCACTTGGTCAACTCGCCCCAGGTGACGCTGCGCAACTGCGCCTCGCTGTTGGCGCTGACGATGGTCGTGCTGCCGATCCGGGTGGTCAGCATCCACAGGATCAACCAACTGACCAGCGCCGACTTGCCGATGCCTCGCCCCGACGCCGTCGCGTCCCGCAGCGCCTGGAGGACCGCCGGGGCGTCGGCAGTAGCGTCGGCCTGGATCTCGCGGTTCTTGCGGATGTGGTTGGCCAGATCGCGCAGCACCCCGCGCTGCCACTTGCGCGGGCCTTGGAAGTGCTCCAGCGGCGTGTTGGGCTGGCCCCACGGGAAGGCCAGCAACACGAACGCCTCAGGGTCGTCCTTGATCCGTGGCGACCACAGACGCGACATCAGCAACTGTTCGTCGTCTGGGCTGTAGATGGGCCGTTGCAGGG